GTGCGTAATACGCCGGAAGTGCCTCTCCTTTGGAGATCATTCTCACTTTTAGTGGCTCGAGGATAGCCACCACGGAGACATGACCCATAGCCCAGGATGCCAGACAAGAATCCAAGTTGTTTTCGCAGATGTTCCTCACGTGATCGGAAGTGGGAACGGGAAAATATGGAAATTGTACTTGCTGACCGAAGATATCCTTGACAGGATTCTCTGGGTAAGGAGCTTCTCCGTCGGTGCCTGGTGTATACCCCTCCTGGCGTGGGAAGAGTTTGTGCAGGACCTCACTGTACTGACCGCCGTTTTTCATGGTTCTTTCGTAGCAGCTGTTGTGACTAGGTTCGCCAAAAGAGGGCTCAACTCGGACGGATGGTCCGAGAGACCCTAGAAGGCGGTAGACATAGCTGCCATATAGATCCTTGATTTCGTCAACGGTCGTGACAGGTGGGCGGGAGAGTGCCTGAGAATGTTTTAAGTAAGCAGCCTCGACGACGATTTTGTCGACGGGGTCACACCCGCGTTTGATACCTTGGAGAAAGTTCCAGTTCAAAGCGAGTGCCTTACCTCGATCGCCGCGGAGGCGACACTTGAGGTAGTGCTTTACGTTACCGGTCCATACCAGATACGAACCTCTGAAGGTCGTAGGTCTGATAGGCGGATCATTGCGCAGACACGCAGCCATCGGAGAAGAAAGATGGTACTTTGCGTGGGAGACGAATGTCTCAGCAGTCCAATCATGGACGTGTCTTAGTAGATTCAACTGATCATGTAGACTGAACTTAGTCAAGAACATGTCGTCGACATCACATAACACTTCCAATTCGGACCGGCACAGGGAGAGGGACATGTGGAACGTCCCGCTCAAGGGTTCGCTGTAGATCAGCTGAATATCCCTTTTCCTGTACTCTTCGAAGAACGCCTCTGTAACCGGCCGATTTAAGCCGCCGACAGGGGACGCAGAGGGAGTCGTGCCCCGGGTGGTACCAGTTGAACTGGAATTATACCGACCCGCGGAACGTCTGCGATTAGCGTACTCAAGACGTGCCAAGGAGCTTTGCATGCTCCTCGGAGTTTCCAAACGGAGTCCCCTGCCCTCAAGCACAGCCATTATGGCCGAGCCGAGAGCAGAGGTGACCGATGACGACGTGTAATAATAACGCCGTCCGGTCCCCTCCGGTTGAAGTGGTGGGACTCCCCACCGCTGCGAATCCAACAACTCATCGAACAGTTGCATCGCGTTTACCAACGCGACACTGTTGCTCGGGGAAGTCATCTTCCTCGATCGAGCGCCCTCCTGTCCACCCCTGGACAGTTGAGACCTGGTTTTAGCTGATGTGATTTTTTGTGTCATGTCATTTTTAACCAGACGGGGTTCCCAGGTGTACACGCTAGAAGCGTG